TGTGGATCGTTGTATTGGATGATAAGTCCACCGGCATTGTCCGTGCCTTGATAATTCTCTTTGAATCGTCTTGCAGTTGCACGAGCTTCTTCAGGTGTGGGGATTCCCTTGAATAACTGGATGTGAGTTTGTGCGGTGAATCCGTTTTTGATTGAGTTCAAATAGTAGTTTGAAATCTCGGTGTCAACCTCAATGTATTTCAACGCACCAACATAATCAGGCAAAGGATATTCTCCTTGTCCCGGTCGGTAGAATTGGCAATAATAAAGTGACTTTGATTCCCGTGTGGTTGTGTTGAATGGTTGATAGTGAACTTGCTCCGCTTTGCGGTCAGTCCAATCCTCGCAATACACATACTCACCTTCAAGTCCTTTGCGGATATTCTTGAAAGGGATGTGGTAAATCTCAGCAATTGCCGTCTTTGCCTTGTTCCAAATTATCTCCAAGCAATAACCATTGAACAACTCAAGGTCATAAGCAATCTTGTTTTTAACTTGGTTAAGTGTTTCGTAGGCATTGATGGCTTGAATCTTTGCTTCGGCTTTTGCGATGTCAACGGTGTTTTGTCCGATTACCTTTGTTCCAACTCCAGCAACATACGATGCTTTGCTTGAAACGATGGCGTTGTGCTTGGGTGACTTATTGAATAACTCAATTAAAAAATCGGGATACAAGTTGTCAGCACCAAAAGTCACATATCCTTTCGCCTTGTTTTCCTTGAAAACGGGAAGGACATTGTCGTGAAAGTTGATTCTTTGGAAGATCATTGAAAGTAAATAGCAACTTAAAGTGATTGCAACATACTAATCAAATCGGGGTGGGGATAAACATCAATTTTGTCTGCACGAACTGAGTTGTGAGTGAACACTCCGTTCTTGCCTGACAATGCTCTTTTTGTCACCGACCAAATATCCTCGTGATAAGTTAGGTCAATGCCGTATTTGTCACGCCACAACAACAACAATTCTTTGACTGATGCGATTTGCTCTTTTGTGTAGTTCTCAAAATAGGTGAATCCCTTGTATGGCTTATCAAGTTTGCAAACATCTTTGACTTGACCACCCACATAGTTGATAAACTTGCCGTTCTTTTCTACCAAATAACCATAATTGCAAATCTCAATCCCGATGGATGTCTTGTCAAGTTTGATGAACGGCAATCCTTTGAAGTGAGCAGATTTCAAACCTAAGTGATACGCCCAATGTTTAGACGAAAACCCTTGCACTATTGTTCCATCGTTGCTGATGCTCACGCAAGTTGCTACATTGACCGGATCGGATGCCCAATACTGAAAGGTTGCAACTCCGTCACCACTACCAGCGGTGTGATGCAAGTAGATTTGTGACTTCGGACATTCCTCTTTATAATATCCGTTGAATGCAATTTGTTTAATCTTCATCGGTGAAGAAGTTTGTGACGAACTTTCCAATTCCACCAGCGATGCCGATGATCAACATCAACTTGGGGTGGTCAAGGTTCAAACTGGCAACAAACAATGATGCACCGGCAATGGAATCACCAAGCACTCTGAATCGTTTGGGTGTCGGTTCAAAATAACCTTTTATCCTTGTCCTCTTTTTGGTTTGCACGATTTGTGTTTGTTTTGGTGCTTGGTATGTCTGCGGAGCTTATTCTTTGGCTTTGCTCTGAAGGTGCTGATATTATTTGCCTTTGCCATCTATCGCATCAATTTTCTTTGCGTAGTAACGAATCGCAAACAACCCCGAAACAATACCAACAAGAGCCAACACAAGTGCAAACAAAGGTTGCCAAGTATTCGCAAAATGCAGAACTGCCGAACTGCCTGAGATAGCCGTTGCAATCGCAGCTGTGGTGTCATTATGAAGGTGTTTCATTCGTTGGGATTATGCAATAAGGTGAATCAGGGAACTTGGCACAAAAGGTCTTGAGATACAAACTCTCATCACCGCTGAATGTATGCACCCCGCAAGGATTTGGATAAACCGCATACGGCTCAAACTCGGTCGGTACTTCTGCATAGAATAGAATATCAACCGCCCATTTGTCGGACTGCTTTGTGCAAACGGGTTTGTCATCCACTTGCCCCCACTCTAAACAAATAAAACCTATTTCAACAACTGCACAATCTTTCCAAGTCGTTGTTTCCGTTCCGTCGGGTGTGGTTGTAGTTTGCTCTATTAACTTGCGAAGGGTTGCCCATTGTGTAGGGGAAAATTCGAATTTATTGAAGGTTTTCATTGTGTTAAATTGTGGTTAGTGAAATCGCTTCGGCGTCCGTAAATTCGGTTTTACTGACAACGCTTTCGTAAATATTTTTCTTTTGAATATTAACACCGCCAGCAGAATTTTCAAAATCTAATTTGTCAAATCCTCCCGTTATCGAGCCAGTAGATGTGTTTTGACCAATTTTAACACCATCAACAAAATATTTTACAAGGGTTGGGGTATAAGTAAAACACACTTTGTGTCTACCAATTGAAATTGCCGAACTAAAATATGTTCCGTATGGCTGAAAATATAAATCCAATCCGTTGTTATATCGCCATATTAAAAAACGCTGATTTGCGTTGCTTGTATTAATAATTTCAATAACACCTTCAAACCCATCCAAAGTATACAATTCAAAATCAACAAAAACGCTTCCCGTTGTTGAACCAATCAAACTACTTATCCCCGTCTTGCTACATACATCCACCACCCTTGTAGCACTTGCTGATGTGGTTGGGATGTAGGATGTGGGGTAACTGCTTATTTCCAATGACAATCCCCACAGATAACAACTTCGAGTTATTCCAGATGTTGTAACTTCGTACCAACCTCCTCCCCCACTTACACTTGTACCCGTTATACTTACTCTAAACCACCCGTTACCATAATCTTCAACTTTTCCACTAACGCTAGTCCACGCACCTCCTGCCCCTGAATAGGTTGCGGTTTTTGCTACTACATTAATTTCTGCACGAAGTCCACCAATAATACCATCCGACATATTAAAAGATAAAATTTCGCTACTTGCAAAATTGTTGTTTTTAACAAACAAAGACATTGTGTAGGTGGTCGATGCAGCAACAGTTTGATTTCTTAATGCGTACGCACTTGCACCCGTAAACGCAACCAAATCTGCATTTTGCGTTCCGTCGGGGCTTGTTCCATAGTTTGCTGTTATTGTTGTATTAACTAGAGTTGTCAATGAATTTGTAATATCTTCTGAATATGTTATTGTATTCGTCGACTGCTTCTCCAACAACAAACTCGGACACCCGCCCCCGCCATTTTGGTATGTTAGGCGTGGAACATTTAATCTGTCGGTAGTGGGGAAATAGGGTTTGGCGGTTGAGCCGATGTTAACTTGTGCGCCCCAAATCGTACGAACAGAACCAATGCCAGGATTTAGCGATGTCCCATTTTGTGATAAAGTTCCATAAAATGCAAAATCTAAATTAGTATTATTTCCCGTATCAGTTCCCGTTACAATAAATCTCCACCAATTACCAACGCTTTCAACACTTGTAACCATTGAAACTTCGTCGGGTGCAATAATGTTTATACTGCCATTAACTTCATCAAATAAAACATAAGTTAATTTTGTAGTTCCACCCGTAAAATATAAATAACTACCCGTAAAATATGTTTTACTTGTTTCTTTTTTAATATAGATTGACAAAGTAACTGTGCTATTTGGTGCAACTGTAATTGTAGTTGCTGAAACTGATTGATAAACACTTGATGAATCTGATTTTATCGAATCCGCAGTCATTGTTCCATTCGGTGCAGTAGCAACATTATATGCCATCACGGGAATATTGTTTTTTGTCCAATACGCGTTGCTAAAATCCTCCGAATAACCCGCCATATTCCACGACACAACCTCCACCAACCCCGCACTATTTACTCGTGTTCCGTTGGATGCTCGAGTAAATGATAAATCACCATTGCCGTTTGTGGGAATTGGTGAGTAAACAACATCTTCTTTGTAGCCACTCGGAATCATCACGAGTGATGCCTGACTTAGTAGATTGCTCATAAGTTGTTTAATTTATTAAGTAAGCAAGAGATACCTTCATAGTACCCTCCGTCAGTTGTGATGCGTGATTTGTAACCTTGTACGATGTCCCACGCTTGACCTTTGTATAGACGATTTCGAGTGCCAATTCCGATGCCTATCATTTTAGTAGCCGATTACTGATCCTGAAGAGATAATGAATCCGGTGATTTTTGATGCTCCACCTGATGGTAGATACGCTCCTTGCTGAAGTGTGATTCCACTCAATCCACGAGCTGAAAGAACATTTGTTCCGTCTACTGAGAATGAAGTGAACACCGTGTCTTCTTGGACTACAAGTGCTGCATAACCTACTGATGTAACTGTACCCGTGCCGTGATATTTGAATCCATCGCCACCAGCCAAAATGCTTGTTGAGTTGCTCATATTGTGTGTATTTTTTCTATTAAAGTTGGAGTGTATTGTGTCACGCTTGATGTTGTTTCTACTTTTAAGATTCCGATTTCACAAAGTGTTCCACCGCTGGTGCTTACACTATATTCGTGTTCGCCTTCCAAGAGTGTTGCAGTTGTGCCTTCAATGAATTGGAATTTGTTGTATCTCTCCGTTTGTGTGCTGACATCGGTCAATGTGGTTGTCACAACTGTTTCCGTTTGTCGGTGAGTGAAGGTGAATACATACGATGCTGCACTTGCTTTCTCCGTCAAAGTCAAATACCAAAATTTCGTTTGCAGTTTATTAATTACCAACATCAATACAAAATAGCGAGTTGGGTTTTATGTAACAAAAAAGGGTGAGCAAATGCCCACCCCCTTTCTCTATGAATCAAGCGTACTTAAATTCCCAATGTAGTTACCACCGAACTTTGCAAGATGCAAGGTGCTTCGGCTTCGATTGCAGATAGAGTTACTTCGTATCCAGTAGAATCACCCATTGCAGTACCCGTGTTGCTGACCATTGCAGTCACATCACAACCCAAGTCCTTACCAGCCAACCAATACTCATCGTTGTTCGTTTTCACGATTGCATAGCAACGACCTTGTGCAAGAAGTTTCATCTCGTTGCGTTTGGTTGTTGACAATCTGCGAAGTTTGAACGCAATGTCTGCTTGGTTGAAAGATGTGCCGTTCTCAATAGAAACATTTGTAGTGTTTGTCATTGATCCGGTTGCTTTCGGTAGCTCGTAAGTGTATACATCACCGCTTACAACAGTTGTTGCAGTAACTATACCACTAGCAACGGTAAACTTTGATGCAGTCCAACTGATTAGGTGGATGCTTTTGATACCACCGATTGCTTCTTTGCAATCAAGGGTAAATCCTGATGTTAATAAACAAGGCATCCTATCTCAGATTAAAGAGTGAAATAAACAACTTCAGATGGGAATGCAACTTGCACTCCATACTTGAAAGTCAAACGGAAACGAACTTCGTCAGAATCTTCAGAGTACCAAAGTTTTGCGATTTCCTCTTCGTTTGCAAGGTCAGTTCCTAAGAAGAAGTTAGACAAAGAACCAGCAAACAATTTGTTTGTTCCGTTCAAACCACCAACGGCGATCAACTTCATATTAGTTCCAGGATACACCATTTCCATTTCAGTTGCAGCATCAGCCACATAGTGAAACAAATTGGCGTTCTTCAAATTAACCAACATCAACTTGTAAGCATCAACACCCAAGAAACAAACTAAGTCAGTTTTGGTTGCAACGGCAGCTGGAATGTTTGCATAGATTTGATCCAAGATGTCATCAATGTTTGCAGCAGTCACGGTTGTGAAAGTTGTTGGGGCAGCGTTTGCCAATGTTGGAGATGCAGCAGCGATGATTTTGCTCAAACCATCAAAACGGTTTAAGTTAGGATTACCACTTGCAGTATCACCCTGCCAAAGAGCAGTTTCCAAAGTTTGTGCAATCACGGCTACCTTCTCGTTTCCAATCTGCTCCTCGAAAGGAATCATTGTTGGTGATCCGGGCATAATTTGTGTTTGCATCCACTTTGCTTCCAAAGTTTTAGGACAAAGAGTTTCTTCAACTTTCACAGCACCAACGGTGATGTTTCTTTGTGTGAAGGTAGTTGTACCACTTGGATTGTATCCGCAGCCATCGGCTTGAAAGAATACAGTTGAAGCGATGATGTTCAAGGCAGCAGATGATTTAACACCTACTTGCACTTGGTTAGCAGCGTACATCGCAGCAGCAGTTTTGCCGCTGAACAATGCTTTAACCAACAAATCTGTTGATTGTTCGTTGTTGTAATTAACGAGAGATCCGACTGAAAATGCCATAGTTTTAGTTTATTTATTTAGTGAGTTTTTTAATCTTTTCAATGCTTCAAACTGATCATTCTTCTTGTTTGAAACGGGAGTTTTTGTGGGTTCATCTGAAGGCAAGTCAGCAACTTTCTCGATCAAGTCGATTGCTTTGCTCATTGCTTCTTTGTGTGTGTTGTTTGATGCAGTCAATGTTTCCACCTTAGCAGTCAATTCAGCGATTGCAGTTTCCATTTTGGCAACTACTTCGTTGAATGCAGATACGGTTGCGAACTCTTCGGCTTCTACTTCAACTTCGATTTCAGGTTCAACGATTTCAGTAACCATTCCACCAACGGTTGTCACCAACAATCCACCTTCAACCTCGTGAGTTGCATCAGGTGCTGGAATGTCACCTTCAGCAGTTTGAACGAAGATGGCAGTTCCGATTGCCAATTCACCTTCGTAAGTGATTACAGTACCATCAGTCAATGTGGCGGTTGCCATCTCGACTTTGATTTCTTCGTCAGAGAATCCAAGCATTGTGCGGATTTCCTTCAATGTTTCTTTTGCGTTCATTTGTATATTAATTAGTTTTTAGTTGTAAGTGTTGCAATTTTACTTGCCATTCCATTGGGAAAGGATTGATTTCATTTGCTCAAGGAGTTGTTCATCAGCATCAACGGGAAAGTCAAAAACACCCTCAACTGAGAATCCTTTGAACTCGCCTGACTTGACTTTTGCCCACACTTCTTCGTTGTCAATCAAGTATGAAACAAACCAAGAACCATCGGCAACTTCTTCAAATCCCTTTGGTGGCATCACGCCCCGTTCACGATCAATGATGTATGATTCAAACAAGCTCACGCCATCTGCGATGGGTGTTTTGTGGTGAGTGTTCACCGCATCATACTTGTTCCCTCTTGCCCACTTCTTTGCAATCTTGAAGATGCTTTCCTTGTCGAATACCACATAGTATTCACCACGAACATCATCCCTTCGGTAGATTGGTAGATCAGCAATCATCGCTGCCCCAGTAACGATTCGTTTCTCCTCGTCTTGGATTGCAAATTTACTCGCTGACAATTTGCGTTCAGTCCAACTCAACATCTCTTCACCACCCCACAACAAATAAGAGATAGTCCCACAAGCGGTGTCATCATCGGGATTGTAGTATTCTTTGGCTCGTGATAGGTATGAATAAATCCGTTGAACCGTTTCATCGCTGATTGGTTCACCTTGTGCCAATTGTTGACCTCGCACCTTGCCGACTTGAGTTGCACACTTGTTGCCGTTCTCTTCGTTCAAGCGGATACCTCTTTCGGCATTTGCTTTCGCACCTTCAGGATAATCCGTGTAACTCTCAAACTTTGACTGATACATTGAATAACATATCGCAACGGCTTGTTCACTATCCTTGCCTTCGCCAATTAAAATTGGGATACATCTTTGAACGAACTCTTCTTCACTTTCATTTGGATTCGGTTCAACAAACTGTTCTTCAAATGCAAGAAAGTCCTTTTGTATGGCTGGAGTTTCTACCAAAGAAACGAACTCAATGCCCGTTTCCTCGTCAAACTCGTTGATGTCTAATCGGTATACTGGTAACTTCATCTTTCTTAAATAGCACTATTTGACAACGGACACTTTTCTCGTAGTATCCACACGATCGGTTGTTCTGCGGATGTCACCTTCAGTCACAAAAACTTTGGTATCAAATCCGCTTACTGTTGGAAGTGATGAGCTGATATTTGGCGCTGACATTGCCGGTGCATTAATACCCATTGCTCCTCCACCTCCACCACCTGATGCTTTGCCACCTGATAGAACTTGCTTTGCTTTTGCTACATTCGCCAAGATGCGAACAATCCCTTGTGCGTAGTATGCTGCGGTGAATATCGGGGTTGCCGGGCCGAGTACACCAGCCACTTTTGCTGATGCCTTTGCGGATTCAGCGTTCAACGAACTCACGGCAATTGCAGTATCAATTCCAATCTCTACCAATGCGATTGCCTTTTGGATGTTTTGACGCTTTTGGTCTTCCGCAGTTAATATCACATTAAGTGCCGTCAATCCTTCAACTGTGCTTTGTGCAATTGAAAGTTTTGCATCGCTGATTTGTTGCTCAGTTAAAATTGTATCGGCTTTGGTTTTTTCTTCCAATGCTTTTCTTCTCGCTGCTGCTGCTGCCAACAATATATATTCTTCATCGGTGTATGTCTTTAATTGCTCACCTTGTTTGAATAATCCAGCACCCCTGATTGTATTTAATTCTTTGAATAAATCCTCCTCGTGTTTTTTGTTTTGTGCATTGACCAAATCTTTCCCATCTTGAATCGCCTTCAATCGTGCATCCTCTTCGGCTTGTGCGGTCTTCCTTTGTTGCTTTGCTTTTTCTGCATCTGCAAGTTTCTTTGCAGCATCGTTCTCTTCAATTCTTCTTATTGCTTGGCGAGTTCTGATTTCATCATTGACAAGTTGTTCGCTTTTTAATGTATTGGCTTGAAGTGTAAGTCGCAATTGTGCTTCTTCTGCTTTCCCGTGTTCTACTCCTGCCAATGCCCTACTTTGTGCAATGATTTTTAATCTTTGTTGTATTTTGATATAATCTTCACCAATTTGATTTTGCTTTGCTTCAATCTCAGCCAATTCAGATTTCTTTGATGCCAATTCTCCATACAACAACAATTCTCTTTCACGATTCAAATCACGAATACTTTGGTTGTATTTGTCTTGCTCAACTTTGGCTTTCTTTGTTTCTTCTGAAACGCCCATAATTGCCGTCTTGATTTCATCCCAATAAGCGACTATTGAACCAAGTGCAACCACAATTAATCCGATACCAGTTGAACCGATACCCGCTCTAATTGCTGCAAATGCTTTCTTCGCACCACTTGCAATGTCCGTAAAGATTGCGGTGAATTGTTGCTGAACCTTTCCCAATCCTTCAAGACCTTGTGTCAATGCCATTGCACCTTGCAACTTGATCATTGTCTTCTCGAAGTCCTTTGATTCGTTTCCGAACAACGCCATTGCACCTTGTGCTGCTTGGAATCCATTTGCAACCCCCATCACAACCGTGTTCAACTTTGCAAACTTGTCGGGATTCACCGCTTTCACACGATCATTGAAGTCATCCATCCTATCCCTCGCACCGGCAAGTGCTTGTTCTGCTCTCACGGCTTCAGGTGAGAACTCACCAAACTGCATCACCGCTTGTTGAGCTGCGACTGTCAGTTCTCTTATTTCGGACTTCATTGATTTGAAGTCAGGTTTTTTGACGGTTAAGTCAATCGTTGCGTTTAGTGCCATTATTTTTCTGCTATTATAAAGTAATCCACGCCATCCGTTTCAAAGATGTGTGATGCCCAATGTTGATTGATTGAATGTGTATCCGCACCGTCAATCTTTGCCGTTCCAGTTGTATCGACGGTGATGGTATGTGCGGAAGTTAATTTTTTCACTACAAATTGTTTCCCGCTTAAACCCGTTGGATCAGGCAAGGTGATTGTCTTGTTTCCACTTGTGGTATCAACCAAAAACAATCTATCGTCTTTTGTTGCCGTTGTGTTTGCCGTTACTGTTTGAACCGAACCACCACTCAAAAATGCTGGATACATCTCAAAGTTGCCGACATAGAGTGTATCAGGTTTGGTGACTTCAAAGTCCGTGCAGACCAACGCAACACTCCCCTCAGCACCCATTGAATAATTCACTCGCCTCAATCCAAGACCTGAATTGTTTGCACCATCCGAAGATTGCACAATATCGTATCCAGTAAACACACCACCGCCACTTCCCGTGCTTCCGCCAACATTTGCCCCACGAATACCCGGTCTGATTGGATTGCTTCCACCCGGATAGATATCTCCATAATCTTCCGTTTCTTGTCCTTGCCCCGTTCCCGCACCAATCTTCTTGTTTGTGATGGTTGCCGGTGGGATAAACTGAGCAAGAAGGAACTCACATTCATAAACGCCTTCTTCAATTGGATTGTAATCGCTGACCTTGTTTAATCTCCAATACTGACCTTCAAAGAAGTACAAGTTGTTGAACCGTAAGTTGAACCAATCCAATGGGGTGATTCTGAAATAAGCTCGTGCAATCTTGGAATTCTTATTGGTGATCTCGGTCAGGAAACGATAATAGTAGTTTGTGACAAGGTTTGAATTGCCGTATTTGTAACCAGCACCAACACCGAGTTCTTTGGGCATACCAAATAGTATGTCAAAGGTCGGATTGGCGATGTTGTCATAGTGGATGGTCAACGGGAGTTTGCGTTGTACCACATACGGGAAATTGCCAACTCCGTAGAATGGTGCATAAAATCTCCAAGATACATTGTTCTGCGTTCCACCATAATACAAAATCCGCAAATCGCCATCCTTCTGAGCTTCAACATAACTCAAAACAAAGTTGGTTTGTCCGTTGTCGTAGTTCTTGATCTGAGTAGGCGAGAAAATGATGTCAATCTTCTTCTCGGTCTTTACAAAGTCATTGTCAACTTTGTAGGTTCGTGATCCGTATGTGGATTGATAGTTCTCCTGATATTCTTTGTTTGATTCATCTGCTCCTTCTTTGTAACTGAACACATAAGGGTTTGCATCAAGATCACCCATCGGAATAATCTCAACGGGTTGTGAGTAGTCCAACTTCTTTGTCCAATCCACATTCACCCCATTGTAGAAATCATCACGGGGAACAATCCTGAGAACCTTTGGTTGGTCTTGGGTTGGTTCAATGTACAAGTTGAACATCTTGACGAACGACATCAGCATCTCGCTTTGCTTGACTTCGGAGTTTAAGAATATAGAGAATTCAACCGTTTCGTTGTATGCAAAGTTGAAAGCGTTTTGGTTGTTCTCCATAAACGAGCCGATGCCCATCTCCAAACTGAAGAAGGCGTTTGTCAAGTTCTTGGCATTGGATTGATCATAAATCTGAACCAATCTGATGTCAATCAAATCACCCGTTGCAACGCTTGGCGATGTTAGGTAAATATATTCCGACGATGGCTGATTGGCTGCATCAATGTTGATCGTTGCAGTTGACTTCAAAACTCCGTTCACATACAACCCAAACATCCCAAACACATCGGGTGGATTGAGTGGTGAATAACCGGTCACGGCAAACTGCATCCCAAATTCAATCAAGAAATTGTATGCTCCACCAATTGGTGCGGTGTATTGACCAGTTGTGGGATTGTAATTTGCACCATTGTCAAAGTTGCCACCCGTTGAATCGTTGTTGAAGATTAAGGTAGTTCCCAAATCTAAGCTCTGACTTGATGTTGCTCTTGATGCCTTAAACAATCGTTGTGTCAACAATGTAGAGTTTCCCGTCAATCCGTTTGGTGGTGGGACAATTAACCTTTTGAATCGGTCACTATTGAAGAAAGAATCGTTTGTGTACGAATACCCGGCATTTGTGAATATCTTATCAACAATCGTTTTGGCATACAAACACGGAGTGAACCACGCTGCTTCCCATTGGGTGATGTTCCTCAATCCTGAATATCCTCTATCAATCATCGCATAAACATACCCACTTCCATAGGCAAATGCTTGTGGACTTCCGTTCTTTACAATCTGAGTATCCCACGAATCAATGATATTGCCACTTGACAATGTGTGATTGTATTCAGGGAACGACAAGACATTCAATTTGCGGTCTGCGATGGTCGTGAATAGATCAGCCGTTTGTCCGTGTAGTGAACATTCGTATTGGATGTCCGTTGAATCCAGCACATTGATTTGAATCAACCTGATGAATCCACGCAACTGTTCAACCTCGTCAAGTAACACCACCACATCCGCTTTCTTATTTGGATTGAAGTCGGGTGCAAACTGTGTTGATCCTTGAATGTTTTGCTCAATCTCAAAGATGTGACCAAACAACTTGTTGTTGGCAGCAGTACCAGGAATAAGAACCGTCTTTGTGTATTCGCTTGACCTTGATTCAGGTGACTTGATGTCTGCGATTGACTTGGTAATAAGAAGATCAAAGTTGTCATACAAATCCAATCTGCGATTGACAAAAGTTCCACCAAGTGCTTCAAGTTTTTCAATCCGACAATCCGTTCCTTCCACAAACGCATCATTGGTTCGACCAACAAACGCTGCTTCTATTTGCTCTAAATACGAAGAAGGAATCCCAACATATAACTGAATCATAAGCGTTGAGATTTGTCAGCAAACGACAATGTGATGTCAAGTTCAAGGTTGAACATCTTATCTTGAACACCCTTCTTTTGCTCGTAGGTTGCATTGTCAATGTTGACTGCATACAAAGTGCCGTCATACATATAGACAACTGGTGATTCAATCAGGTCTTTTAACCAAGCAGATTCGGTGTCATCAATCCAATTTGAATTTAACTTGATTTTCTGACTTGCCTTTGTATGATAGTTGGAACGAGTGCGAACACTTGTGGCATAACCGTATGTCGCACCGAGTGAGTACGGATTGGATTGGAATTGCTTTCTCTCCACCTCGAATGTATCTCTGCGAACCATATTGAAACGGAAGGAATCAAATCCTCCCAATCGGTTCATAAAGAAAATATCCGTTGTTTCGTATTTACTGCACTCGTCTTTTATGTTGATGCGATAGGTTTCTGACTTGGCAGTTCCACCAAGTTTCAACACGACATCAAAGAATGTTGCACCACCGGGTATTGTCAATTGGCTTCCTACGGGTATTCTAACGACCTTAGACGAAGGCAATGTAAATGTTTGGGTACTTGCATCGGAGTAGGTAATTACAACGCTTGTGGCATCCCCTTTCAAAGCATACAACCAATCCTTTTGAGTGCGATGGATGTATCTCGTTCTGACATTTGTCAAGAACTTTGCTGATGATGATGTGGCAAGATATTGAGCTTGTGCGTAAGTCACCAAATCAAACGGATTCAAGGCAGCATTCCAAACAGTTCCAGTTGCCGAAGTCAAGTCAAGATACTCCGTGATTGTTCCCGTTGCTGATGGTGAATACTCATACCCAAACTCCACTTCGTAATCGCTGAAGGAATCCACACAACCGCTTGGTGATGTATCCGTGAACGACCAATTGTTGCTGACATAACTTTCCATTATGCGACCAATGTTGAACACGCCTTTGTTTGTACTTCCAAAGTAGATGGGTGCTTTTAGTTTTGCAATTGATGTCGTTGCAACTTTTACATTGGCGATAAACTTGAAATTGTCTTTCGTGTAGATACCACCGCTTGATTCCGTGATGACAAAGTTTGTGTCATTGAATGCGGGATGATACGAATCGGGTTGTTGGGTGATTGATAGAGCCACGATGAAAAATAGCGGATAAGTCGTTGCGTTCCAAATGCACCCATTTTTCAAATGAAGCTCATCTTTGCACTTTATAATGGTTAATTGCACCCATTTTGCACCACATTGACCAATATATTAGTTAATTGATTGCACAATAATTGCACAATAATGTGTGTTATAGTACCCGAAAGCATATAGTTTTGGGTGTTTTATGCCACATTATACCCCAATGCGTAT